ACAACTGGTGTATTTAAAAAATATTGGAATTCATACAATAGATTGGTTAAAGGAGAAAGATTAACTGATTCACAAAGAGAAGATTTTAAACAACTTGGTATAAATTTATACAAACAAAATCAACAATCTTTAGATAATTTTAAAATAGGATTTAATAGAATTGCTGAAAATCAAAGTTTAAATACTGAAAATATATTTTTAGATGCAGATTTAAGACCTCAATCTGGAAATATTAATATACCTATAGATCCTAATAATCCTGAATCTGGTACTAAAGAAATTAAATTTAATTCTTCATTAGGTATGCAATTAGTAGATTATAAAGATGGAGAGTATTATTTTAGATTACCAACTGGTGAATTATTTAAAACTAAAGGCATAAGATAATGGCAGAAATAACTTATGTTTCTAAAACTCCTTCACAAATAAGAAAAGAGGTAGTTGGTTTAGATGAAGTTCCTAATAAAATTAGGTTTTTAGTTGAAGCTGCTCCTAACTTAAATTCTAAAATAGCAACATTACAAAAATTTTATCCAAGTGTTGAGATAGCAGAAGATGGAAATTTTTTAGTTCAAGATAAAGATGGAACTCAATACCAATTAGATAATAAAAAAAAATTCACAACAGGTGATTTAATAGATATTTCAAAAGAAGCTACTGAAGTTATTGGTTCTATAGCAGGTGCTGCAGGTGGTACTGCAGTTGCTCCAGGTGCAGGAACAATTGTTGGTGCAGGTGCAGGTATGGCAGGTGCAGCTGAAATATTTGAAAGAGTTGGTCAAGCATATGGTGCTGAAGTATTAAGAACTAATAAAGAACATTTTGCACAAAGAGCTACAGATTTTGCATTTGGTTCTGTAGGTCAAGCAGTTGCACCATTAGTAACAAAATTTGTTAAAGGTGCATTTACAGGATATGGAACTAAAGCAAAAGTTGCTAATCAACAAAGATTAAAAAATTTTATAGATGCAGGTGTTACACCATCACTTGGACAAGTAACTCAAAAAAGAGGAATGCAAACAGTAGAACTTTTATTAGGTAACTTTCCAGGATCATCTGGTGTAATTGCTAAAACTGCTCAAGAAGCTCAAGATGCTTTAGGTAAGAAAGCATTTAATATTGGTAAAAATTTAATTAATAAAGCACTACCTGCTAATGAGGTTCAAGTTGGTAGAGTTATTAATCAAGGTATTAAAAATGGTGTTAATGCCTCAGATGGTTTTGTAGGAAGATTTCAGTCAAGAGCAGGTGTATTATTTGGTGAATTAGATAATTATGTAAAACCAGATGATTTAATTAATCTTGGTGGAACTTTGGATAAATTAAAAGGTTTAGTTGCTCCAATTCCAGGTGCTGAGGCATCTAGTGTTGTTTTTAAAAATTCTTTTTTAGATGATATTTTTAAAGGATTACAAAGAGATGTTGCTAAAAATAATGGTGCATTACCATATAATGCTATTAAATCTTTAAGAAATAAAATTGGTAATAAATTATCTAGTTTAGATTTAGTACCAGATGTTGACAAAGCACAATTAAAATTAATCTATGGTGCATTATCAGAAGACTTAAAAGCAGGTGCTAAACAATTAGGTGGTCAGAAAGCATTAAACGCATTTACTAGAGCAAATAAATTTTATCAATCAGGATTGAAAAGAATTGAAAGTTATTTAGAACCTATAAGTAAAGTTGCAGATCCAGATAGAATAGCATCATTATTGTTAAATAGTGCTAAAGAAGGTTCAACAAGAATTAATGCAATTAAAAAAAGTTTAACTACTGACCAATACAGAGTATTTTTATCTTCTGTTATAGAAAAAATGGGTAGAATTAGACCAGGACAAGCAATAGCTGGTGCATTAGATGATGTTGTTGAAGGTTCAGGTAAATTTTCTTCAGAAACTTTTTTAACTAATTGGAATAAATTAACTAAAGAAGCTAAAGATGTTTTATTTAGTGGTAAAGGTTGGAGTAAAGAAATGATTAAAGACTTAGACCAACTTGTTAGTGTATCAGATATAATTAGACAAAGTGGTAAAACTTTTGCTAATCCCTCAGGAACTGCAGATAGAGTAGTTGGTCAAGGATTATTACTTGGTGGGGGTGCTACTGCTATTACTGGTAATCCTGCATATATTATTGGTTTATTAACTGCATTCGGTGGAGCAAATGTTACTGCTAAATTATTTACTAATCCTAGTTTCGTTAAATGGTTAGCATCATCAACTAAGATAGCTGCTAATAAAGGAATAGATGGTGTTACAGAGAGCATTGGTAAATTAGGAACTATAATGGGTTCTGCAGACTCTGAATCAAGACAAGCAGTTTATGAATATTTAAAAGCCTTAACAGGTGAAACTAAAGAATAATACTATGGATAATAATTTGCCTTTAGAAAACGAAAAAAAGATTATTAAACTAGAAGGGGAATTAAGGTTGATTCACCACAAAATAGACTCTATAAGAGATAACCACCTACATCATATAGATTTAAGGATAAACAATATATATAAAATTTTATGGTTCGTAGCAGCACTAGGTCTAACAAGTCTAATAAATCTGATGATAACTCTAGTCAGTTAATCTCTGAACGACAAAAGAAAACTTCAATAAAAGGTACTGTTACAGAATACGAAGCAATTGCTAGGCTTACAAGACAAGGATATTATGTAGCAAAAAGTTGTGATCCTGCTTGTCCTTTTGATATTGTTATCGTTGACAAAAATGGTAAAATACAACTCATAGATATAAAAACAATTACCTATCGAAAGAACCAAAGAGGTAAGAGTTTAAAAAATAAACCAAAAGGTTCATACAAAATTAACCGAAGTCCTACAAAAGTACAAAAGAGGTTAGGCATAAAACTAATGATGGTAGATTATGATTGATAAATGGTTATACACATTTTTTGGTTGGATAGACTCATGGTTCTATTGGGTGGAAAGACAATTTATTAAACCTAAAAAGAAGAAAAAAAAATGAGAGATACAAAAGTATTAGAGGCTTTCACTAAGTTAGCTGAAAAAAAATTTAAAGAAATGAATTTATTTAGAAACCTAAAGAAAGAAGTTGAGCATGGTGCTAATGGTACTAGAGATTATGTAATTAAAAAAGGTGTAAATAAAGGTAAAGTTGCTAAATGAAAATTAATGAAAACACTAACATTGGATTACCACTTAGAAATTTAATAGGTTTAATTTGTGCTATTGTCATTGGTGCATGGTTTGCCTTTGGTGTTATTGAAAGACTTAATCAATTAGAAACTGCTAACAAATTATTTGAACAAGATTTACTAGAGGCATCTGCTCAAAAACCAATAGACCAAGAACAGTTTATGTTATTAGAACATATTGCTGAACAGGTAGAAAAGCTAGAAGAAACACAAGAACAGAACATGACTAATAAAGTTAATATTGAAAGATTACAAAAAGATATTGATAAAATATTAGTTGATGTAGAGAAATTAAAAGACTCGGTTAGAGCAAACTTGGGTAAATTAAATGGGAATCACTAGCTTAGTATTTGTATTGTGTTTGTTTATTAATGGCGAATTAGTCGAGCATAGAATACAAGACAGTTTATCTACTTGTTTAAAAATGAAACGAGAAGCCACTAGAAACATGGATATGGCTAATAAACAGTTAATGTGTGGAGAAATGGAAGCTGAATTAGAAACCAATATTGACGGAAGTAAAACAATTAAAAGAATAATAACTAACAAATAATTTATGAGTTTAACAATGTACGATTTATTTTATATCTATTTAGTGAGGATTTGTTATAAACTTATACATTGGGCTACTGGCAAGAAGTCTAAAAGAAAGAATAAATGAAATTTGTATTAGTATTTTCAATCTGCTCTGCAATCACAGGATTTTGTAATAACCCAACTGTTGTAAAACCACCATATAACACATGGACAGAATGTGTAATTAAAGGTAGTGAATTAACAATCGCATTTGCTAAAAGACAAGAAGAACTTTTAAACGAGGAAAAATTGTATATATCTTATTTCTGTAATGAAGATAACTCTAACAAAACCCCAACTTAAAGTTAGTTCATCATCAGCAAGATTTAGAGTTCTTATTTCAGGTCGTAGATTTGGTAAGACTTATTTAGCTGTTACTGAAATGATGAAGTATGCTAGTCAGCCGAATAGAAGAATTTGGTATGTAGCACCTACATTTAAAATGGCTAAAGACATCTGTTGGTCAGCACTTAAAGAAATGCTTAATCAATTTAATTGGATAGAAGATATTAACGAAACCACTATGACAATTACTATTAGACAATCCAATAGTACAATCTCATTAAAGGGTGCTGATAACTATGACTCACTTAGAGGTACAGGATTAGATTTTTTAATCTTAGACGAATTTGCAGATATTGATAAACGAACTTGGTTTGAGGTTTTGAGAGCCTC